ACTCTTTCCCTACACGACGCTCTTCCGATCTGACCGCCAACAATCCGAATCGTTTGACTATCACAACACAATGAAAAACGGTTCTATATCGGAACAGACTAAACTACAAGAGCAAGAAATTCAATCCAGTGAAAGTAAAGCAGGAATCAATCAAGGTAGTAATCAAGAAAACTTGCTTTCTATCAATCTTGAAAACAAGGGAACAATCCATATTTCCATCAAACAAGAAAATAATACTCTTACAAATCCATCTTTCGATCAGAAAAACAATCAGCTATCTGATTCTTTCATTTCTATTGTTCCATCCGGAATAATCTTCCCATCTAATTACGAAGAACAAATGTCAAAATCTAAAAAGAAGAAAAAAAAGAAAAGATACAAATTATAGACTCACTATATACCTTAATAAAAAATAGCACATAAATCAAACATTAGTGCTATTTTTTATTTTCAACCAAACGCTTACACAAGTAAAAACAATATTATTTTACTCATTTGCTTCATGTGCAATAGCTATCGTTCTAGATTCAATTCTATTGCCATTTTTAACATTAGTACGTACATTACCATTCGCCGTTGGAGTAATAGTAATATCTATTACACAACCCTGTTCTGCATGTTCATCACACAAATACGCATTGGTATTAGGAGCCCAAATAGCACTTGTATTAGGTCTACGACACCTTACTCCAAAATTATGTACTCCTTCATTAGAGCACCCGTCAATAATACATTTTTGCATAATTAATTAGATTTAGAAGAATTATATTTTAAAAGTTTTTCCCAATCAATCTCTCCGGAATCTTTACAAAAAGTCAAAATAAATTCTCTTGTAAATTTATTTATACAGTTGCTATACGAAAGCATAAATTCATCATTTTTTTCTTTAGCTTTCGTCCCAAGTGGCTCGATTATCTGTATATATAACTCTTCATTTCCTGATATAAATTCCCAAAACCGTTGCCCACAATATTTAAAATAATCTCCTTTATCTGGATTTTTATCTTGTCCATAGCAACAGCCGTTTATAGCCACTATATTTTAGTTCTCAAGGTTTTTTTTGCAGTCTTAAATCCACTTATCATCTTTTTTATGGCTGGTGCATTTCCCCAATTTGGTCCGGATTTAATAGTAATAATATAGCGTACATCATTAAAATCGAATTCTAAATCAATACCTTCGATTCCTGATTTCGTTCCACCGTAAACTTTATTGCATATAAAAATAGCCAACCCCTCTAACCAATCTCCGAAAATAGTTTCTTCGCTAGATGAAATATGGGCATCAACAATTCCTTTTATAATTTGTTCAGCCGTTAAAACATATTTGGCTTTAAAAAGATAAGGATTTTTTCTCTTTAAAATTTTAGACAATTTCAATTTGTCAATGCTTTGTATCCGTTTCTGATGAAATACTCCAATATGCTCTTCTACATATTGGCAAACATCTTTCAAATTTAGTTCTTCCATAATTACTTATTTTTTTGCGGATTTTTTCTGTTTATTTTTAATCTCAACCCCTAAATTTTCAGAAACCATAGCACAATACTCAGGCATTATTTCTATGCCAATACTATTTCGTTGCATTTTATTTGCTACATATAGGGTTGTTCCAGAGCCCATAAAAGGGTCTAATACCATATCTTCCTCTCTTGTAAATAATTTAATAAACCACTCTGGTAGCTCTTCTGGAAATGCTGCACTATGATTCTTATTATTACATTCAGTTGCCAAATGTAAAACATTTGTTGGATATGCTTTCTCTCTATTCAACCAATTTGATATATTTTTACCAAATCCACTTCCTACCTTAGAATCATCTCTTACTTTATCTGTTTCAGATAAATTTTTCAATCGTGATTTAGCCCATTCACCCATAGGAACCATCACTTCTTCTTGGTACATATTAAACTTTTTATCTTTATTAAATTGCAATAGTCTTTCCCAAGAATCACGAAATCTATTAGGCCATTTTCCTGGGTAAGAGTTTTTCTTATGCCAAATAAATTCTTCAGTCCAAAGCCATCCTTGTTTACGCATTGCCAATATTAACTCCATAACATAAGTACTGCGTTCTCCATCCACCACCTTTTCCTTAATGTTCAAAATAAAAGTTCCTGTAGGTTTTAGTACACGCAGCAACTCTTTTGATATTGGTAAAAACCATTTAACATACTGGTCTGGATGAATACCACCATAGGTTTTTTTCCTTTGATCTGCATAAGGTGGCGAGGTGATAATCAAATCAACAGAATTATCTGGTATCTTTTTCAGAATCTTCGCACAATCACCTAAATATATATTAATATCCATATCTACATATTAGTCATTATAATGCAAAAGTACAAAAAATATAGATGAATTCATTCGAGATGACTAATTATTATTGGAGATAATCTCACTAATATTACATATTCTTAGAAACGTATCTTGGTGAGGTCAATAAAAAGAGCTATCTTTGCTTTCAGTATTCTCCATGAGCAAACTACCGCAAAAGCACGTAGCAAATTAGTGGGTTAAATCATGGGATATGCTTGAAGCTAAAAATATAAAGTTTTAAATATCAGCATGGTAACTCCGTTTGGAGAATCCCATGCGGATCACAGAAACGCTGGACAGAAATGGACAGTAAATGTACAACTCCTACAATATCAAGGTATTGTAGGAGTTTTCTTTGTATAATGTCTGTGACCTAAGACACGAAAAGGTCACAAAAAGACACACTTTCGTGACCAATTCGTGACCTGTCCACCCTCTAAGATTTTAGGTCACGGAATGTCTTAAATTGGCGGTTTGTTGTCTTGATTTGTCCGTACTGCAAATATCTCATTTTCAGTTTATCAATTTAAGTTTGTAACTAAAAAAAGAGATTATGAGAAGTACTTTTAAGCTACTCTATTTCGTCAAACGAAATGCAGTAAAGAAGAACGGTAATGCACCGATTATCGCACGTATCACTATCGACCAAGTTGTAGCCCAGTTTAACACCAAGTTGGAAATAAATCCGGCTCACTGGAGCGTGGAATTAGACAAGGCTTCCGGCAGAACCGCAGAAGCCGTACACATCAATTCCATGCTGGAAAGTATTCGTAGCACAGTTCATCAACATTACCATGCGTTAATGGCGCAAGACGGATATGTAACCGCAGAACTGGTAAAGAACGCTTTTTTAGGCAAGATAGCAAGGGAACGGACTTTGATAGAGTTCTTCAAACAGCACAACGAACAGTATTTGCAAAAGGTTAAAATGAATACCACAGACAAAACCTACTCACGTTATGAACTGACAAAGAAACGGCTTATGGAGTTTATGAAGTTTAAATACTCCGTTTCCGATATGCTCATTAAAGATATAAATGTGGTATTCATTGAAGATTTCCTGTTGTATATCAAGAATAACTATGGGTGCAGCCATAATACGGCTATGAAGTTCGTACAACGTTTTCGCACAGTAGTAAACTTTGCCAAGAATACGGGTTTAGTGACTGCCGACCCCTTCGGGAGTTATCGGGTAAGGTTTGAACGTACCGATAGGGATTATCTGACTATGGAAGAAATTACCACCATTTACAACCACGAGTTTAGCACTAAGCGACTGGAACAAGTGCGTGACTTGTTTATTTTTAGCTGCTATACGGCACTTTCTTACATTGATGTATGCGAACTAAGACAAGAGGACATTCGCACCGGATTTGACGGTAATTTGTGGATTATACGGAAAAGACACAAAACAAATGTTACATCTACCGTCCGATTGCTGGATATACCAAAAGCCATATTGGAAAAGTACAAAGACAAATTGCCAAACGGTAAGATTTTACCAGTTATCAGCAATCAGAAAATGAATGATTACTTAAAAGAAATCGCAGCCATTTGCGGAATTGAAAAGACCTTGACCTATCATGTCGCAAGGCATTCTTGTGCGACTTCGGTACTGCTTGCCAATGGTGTTCCCATTGAAACGGTATCTAAGATTTTAGGTCATACCAATATCCGGACTACTCAAATTTATGCGAGGATTACCGATTTGAAGGTAAGTAACGACATGGAAATGTTGGCTCAAAAGCTGGACGCTGCACACAGGATTGCCAGCCGATGAAATCATGTTATCGTCAGATAACAGCAAGGTGTGATTTGTGGCACACAAATCTGTTTTCCGTGCCGCAAAACACCTTGGGCAAATTCACTCCGAAGTCGTGTTGCCAATGAAAGAA